TTGATGCCGGGTATAACGGTGAAGTGTTTATTAATCTTCACAATATTGGAACAGAGGCACAAACTGTTGAACCTGGTACGAGAATAGCACAAGGTGTAATTATCCCGGTAATCTGTGCTAGGCCGGTTGAGTATGAGCTTGACGAACTCTACTCGCGAGCATATACTAACAGTAACAGAGGGGATGGGGCGTTAGGCAGTACGGATCAGTAGTTAAGGAGGAGCAATGAATAAGCAAACACAAGAAACAATGTTCAGTTCAAAATCAAACGAATGGGAGACACCACGAGATTTTTTTAATAGACTGGATGCGAGGTTTGGCCCATTTACTCTTGATCCTTGTTCTACTGATGAATCTGCTAAGTGTGATTTGTATTATACTCAACAGGAAAATGGACTAGCTCAATCTTGGGAAGGTCATAGTGTTTTTATGAACCCACCTTACGGTCGAAAGATTTCTTCTTGGATTAGCAAAGCATACGAAGAATCTCTAAAGCCAAATACCAGAGTGGTCTGTCTTATCCCAGCGAGAACAGATACAAAATATTGGCACAATTATTGTATGAGAGCAAAAAATATACTTTTTGTTAAAGGCAGGCTTAAGTTTGGTGCAAGTAAAAACAGCGCACCATTTCCATCAGCCGTGATTATCTTTGAGAAAAAGAATAATAATTTAACTTTAATCGAAACAATGGAGGGAAGACAATGAAAGACTATTATATCGTGTACACAAAGGATGGGTGTTCCTATTGCGATAAGGCAATTGGCACTTTGCGAGAAAAGAAGGAGCCATTTATGGTTGGCAACTTGACTCATAACCCAGAACTACTGGATGCTATTAAGCAACAAAACAAGATGACTACAGTACCAATTGTTCAATACGTTGTTCATAAGAACGTGCCTTGGCAAGATGAGCCACTACCTCATCCAATGCTTGTCGGCGGGAGTGATGAGCTAGTGAGGCACTTTGAGGACGAAGATGAAGAAGGGTGAGATTGATAAAAACTATGTGGGGTTTGATCTAGGTGTTGAAGGTATGAACAATCGTGGGGAATACATTAGAACCCCTACGAAAGAAGTAGAAAAAGAGACAGTTGACCACCCACAACACTACAATCAGGGAATTGAAGTGATTGACTTTATTGACAGTTGGGATCTGGATTTTACAACTGGAAACATTGTCAAGTATGTTGCTCGTCACAAATATAAAGACAGTTCCTTAGAAGATCTTAAAAAAGCCAAATGGTATTTGGACAGATTAATAAAAAAATATGAGGATAAAAAATGAAAGAATGTTTATCATACAATGATGTGTTGTTGGTGCCACAACATTCAAATATCAAGTCTAGAACAGAAGTAAATTTAGAAAGTCGATTGGGAAACAAGTCATATACGCTCCCAATCATTTCCAGCCCAATGGATACAATCACTGAGACTGGAATGGCATTGGCTATGAAGAAAGCGGGTGGCTTGGGCATTGTTCATCGTTACTGTTCGATTGCAGAGCAGATTGAAATGATTAGCTATGAAAACGTTAGAGCAGCAGCAGTCGGAGTTACAGGTGATTTTGTTGATCGTGTTGCTGCTTTATACAACGCTGGCATTCGCATCTTCTGTTTAGATGTTGCTCACGGCGATCATCTACATATGCAAATAGCTATTGAAAGGCTTAAGAATACATATGGTGAAGAGGTCCACGTAATGGCTGGCAATGTCGCGACAAGAGAAGCATATGAGCGCCTTTCAAAATGGGGGGCTGATAGTGTTCGTGTTGGCATTGGTGGTGGTTCCATTTGTTCCACTCGCATCCAAACTGGACACGGGATGCCCACATTTCAATCCGTGTTAGATTGCTCACAATCAGAGTGTGATACAACGATCATTGCAGATGGTGGTATTACAACTGCTGGCGATATTGTTAAAGCGCTTGCTGCTGGGGCAGACTTTGTTATTCTAGGTTCTCTTCTAGCAGGAACAAACGAAACACCAGGTGAGGTGTTTAAGAGCAAGAAGGGTAAAGAATATAAAGTTTATCGTGGGATGGCATCCAAAGAAGCACAGAAAGACTGGAGGGGCTCCTTCTCCTCAAACGAAGGCGTATCCACAACAGTAGATACCAAAGGTCCAGTTGCACCGATTCTAGATGATCTTGCAAATGGCATTCGTAGCGGTCTATCTTATTCGGGTGCTAGAACAATCTTTGAACTTCAAACTAAAGCTGAGTTCATTAGACAAACAGCATCAGGTCAGGTTGAAAGCTCAACTCATATCTTGAGGCAATGATGGCAGATAAGTTTGAACCAATCAAATATGGAAATGAATATAAGAAGATTTCTTTTTATGATTCGGACAAACGTCACGCCGATTTAAGAATCAGGCTGCAATATGATGGTATAAAACAGTCAGAGTTTTTTAGAGCAGTCATCACTGCCTACTTGGAAAAGGAGGAAAATTTTATGACATTTCTAGATAAACATATGTCAGACAACCAGATGCGGAGTGAAAACAAAAGAAAGAAGATTCAAAAAGCAAACAAGAAAGAAAAAGAAATTAAGTCAAAGTTTGGTCTGGATGAAGGAGAAATAGACAGTATATATGATTTGTTAGAGGGGGAGTATCCAGAACTATGAAAGAATGCTCTAAAAAATGCAAAGAACTAGATGTTGAGTGCCCTTTTAAAGAGTGCCGTTCTTGGATTGACTACCCTAAAGATCAGAACTGCACTCTTATTTCAATAGACAAAAGCTTCAAAGGGAGCCTGAGTCTTAGAGAAGTAGCAGAAAGACTTGGGATTAGTTTTGTTAGAGTAAAACAAATAGAAACTGAAGCAATTGCCAAATTAAACGACGTAGCTGAGTTTGAAGAATTAAAAGAGCTTTTTCAGAGCCAAATAATGGACGATCAATATTACTTTGTATAAAAAAGCATTTTATGATTTAATGCACTATTTATTATACGAAAGCTTGGATTATAAGGAGGCTTGTGATGAGCAAAAACAAAATGAAAAATCTTTTAAATGAGGGTACGATTCGTCGTTTTATGAAGTTGGCTGAGATTGATACTCTCAGTGACGACTTTGTTAATACGTTGACAACTGAAGAGGAAACCATTGAGGAAATGTATCACGCCAAACACGATGATAAAAAAGAACTCGATGATGACAACGTTGAAGAAGGTCATTATGGAAAAATGATGAAGGATGATGACGAACCTATGGATGAGATGGCACACCCTGCCAAACACGATGACGATCATATGGCCAAGCACGATGACGAGCATATGGATGAGGGTGCCCACGAAGATGCTGAAGATGATGCAGACGAGCCTATGATGGATGAGCCCGCTGCTGAAGGTGCTGACCTTGCCGCTGACTTGGCGCGAGGAATGGCTGCTGTCATTGAGGACGTCCTTGGTGTAAGCGTTGCTGTTGAAGACGGTGAAGCAGACGCAGAGCCTGCTGAACCTGAAATGGGTGATATGGATGAGCCTGGACTCCCCGAACCTGAAGACGATATGGACGCGCCGATGATGGAAGAGGATGAGGTCGATGAGGAGCTTGCGTTGGAGGATCTCACAAGAGAGATCGCAGAAAGAGTTACAGCTAGGCTTCAGAACGAGAGTCGCAAAGAAAAATTGGCTGATACTCTTGCGGAAAGAATCATCCAAAGACTTAAAAACCAATAACCAGAAGTGAAAGTATGAGTTTCTCAAGCCCAGAGGTTGGCAGAGAAAATCTCGAACAACACATCGAAAAGCACATCCCCGGTTTTCGGATTGAAGATAAACGAAAAAGCCCCTTAATGAGGCTCCTATCCAAGCTTTTATTCTTCAACAAGACATTCGCAACCGGATATGTAACAACCTTATATCCCAAGGTATATGTGCCAGAGTTGCCTTGGCGTGAGAAAGATCACGTCGCCGCCATCGCAACTTTGGCACACGAATATGTTCACTTAAAAGATAGAAAGAGGATGTGGTTGCTCTTCAATCTCCTCTATTTATTCCCACAAAACCTTGCACCTTTTGCTCTACTCGGAGCCTTTGGCAATAGTCCGTTGTGGTATTTGTTTCTCCTATTCCTCCTCCCAATACCCAGCCCTACGAGAGCCTGGTTGGAGTTCAGGGGGTATCGTATGACCTTGGCAGTCTGGGCTTTATATCTTGGCAGAGATTGGAATTCAAGAAGGTTTGTTGATTCAATTGTAGACAAACAGTTCTCTAGTTCAGCATATTACTGGATGTTCCCATTTAGAAGGTTTATGATTAAGAAGTTTCACGTCTATCACGCTAGGAGAAGAAATATTCCTGAGATTCGAGAAGTATTAAAAGTCTTAGAATGTAGTTAACAAACACACAAAAAACAGTATAATAGCAAATAAACAATATGTGGTGGTTAAGAATGGATACACAAGCAAAAATTGATTACAACAAAAAGTCAGCAGCCAAGCACGGGTGGGAACCTGGCTGGTTTGGTGCTGAAGAATTTAATGAACAATTGGTAGAGAAAATTCTAGAGTTTCAAACAGAACACGATCTTGAGCCCGATGGTTTGTGTGGGCCGATGACTTATGCTAGAGCCTTAACAGGGCTTGAAGCAACTGCAGACACTAACCATATTATTTGTGATGGAAAGGAAGTTAGACTTGATTGGGACAAAACGATAGGTCTCCACCATACAGATCGTAAATGCCTACCAGGTACCTGTTACGATTTTAAGGCTGAAGATAGGCAACCAACAATGATCGTAACTCATTGGGACGCTGCGTTGTCTGCCGAATCCTGTTATAGAATCTTAAAGAAACGAGGCATCTCTTCTCATTTCGTAATTGATAATGATGGAACAATCTATCAAATGGTTGATACAAAACACGTCTGCTGGCACGCTGGTATTGGCTCCGTAAACAGGGTGAGCATTGGTATTGACTTTACTAACGCCTACTACACAAAATATCAAGACTGGTATGAGAGAAAAGGATTTGGACCAAGACCAGTATTGGAAGGTGTGAGGATGCACGGAAGAACATTGGATCCATTTCTGGGTTACTACCCCGTTCAAATTGAAGCATACAAAGCTCTTGTTAAAGGTTTGTGTGAGCATTACAACATTAAACTTGAGTGCCCACTAGATGAGCACGGAGAGTTGTTATCCACAGTTGACGACTCAGCAGCGAAGGGTAAGTTTGAAGGCGTGGTAGGGCACTATCACCTGACAAGAAGAAAGAAAGATACTGCTGGCTTAGAGCTTAAAAAAATTCTAGATTCAATGGAAAGACATAAATGAAAAAGATAGATATTAAGCACGTCCCAAAGGGTTGGGGTTATGAGAAATGGATTGTAAATAAGCCAGAGTATTGTGGTAAACTTTTGTTTTTTGAGAAAGGAAAACAGTGTTCTTGGCATTATCATAAGTTAAAGGATGAAGTATTTTACCTGCAATCAGGAAAACTCTTGGTTAGATATGGCGATGATGAGGATATTGCAAAAGCAAAAGAATTAATATTAGAGCCAGGTGATGGTTTCTATGTTTATATAGGTTTGAGACATCAGATGTATGCAATCGAGGAGTCAGAATTGTTTGAATTTTCAACGCAACACTTTGATGAGGATAGCTACAGAATCCAAAAGGGAGATTGAGATGAAAGTATATAGTGTGTGGTCCGGAAATAGGAGGGTAAATGTCTAAAGAGTACTGTAGTCAAGCAGAACTACATAAAAAGATTTTAGAAGGGGTCAACGTTCTTGCTGACAACGTTGCTTCAACTCTTGGCCCAAGAGGTCGTAACGTAATTTTACAACAAAAAGGTGGAAGACCAATTACAACAAAAGACGGCGTAACTGTCGCAAAGTTTGTTGAGTTAGATGATCCAATGCAAAATGTTGGAGCACAGATTCTTAAACAGGCTTCAGAACAAACTAATAGCAAAGCAGGCGATGGTACAACAACATCGACTGTTCTTGCCAGAGCAATCCTACAACAAGCACAAAGATACTTAACTGCTGGTGTATCCCCTATTGAACTGAAGCGGGGGATAGATAAGGCAGTTGTTGCGATTGTGGACAAACTTAAGGATTTATCTAGTCCTATTTCAAGTGAAGAAGACATAGCTCACATTGCAACAATCTCGGCTAATGGTGATGAGAATATTGGAAAACTTCTTTCAATGGCTGTTGATCAAGCAGGCAAGGACGGGGCAATCTCTATTGAGGAGGCTCGTTCCGTTGAAACTAGCTTAGATGTCATAGAAGGTTTCATCTTTGATTCTGGATATCTTGCTGGTGCTTTTGTGACTGATGAACGTCGTGGCACAGTTGTTTACGATGATCCGCTGCTTCTTATCACAGATCACAAAATTGAAAACGTCGAAGAAATACTTCCAATCCTAGAGGTTGTTGCGCGAGAAGGGCGGCCTTTCATTATTGTTGCAGAGAACGTAGAGGGCCAAGCTTTGGCCGCTCTTATTATGAACGCGGCGAGAGGCACAATGAAAGTCGCAGCGATCAAGGCACCACGCTACGGAGAAGAGCGCAGAGCTATGCTCCACGACCTTGCCCTATCAACTGGTGCAACTTATGTATCCAGAGTTTCAGGAATGAAGCTTAAAGATGTTAAACTTGAAAACCTTGGCTCTGCAACAAAAATTGAAAGTTATAAAAACAAAACTACAATCGCAGGCGGAAAAGGTGATTGGGAAAAGATTGAAGAAAGAATAGAAACTTATAAAGAAGAGTTAAACCAAACTGATTCAATGCACGAGTGTGAGCGTATTCAAGAGAGGATTACGAAATTAGCCAGTGGCATTGCGGTTATCCGTGTCGGTGCTGCCACCGAGATTGAGATGGTTGAAAAGAAACATCGCATCGAGGATGCTCTTGAAGCGGTCAGATCAGCACAGCTTGAGGGGATCGTGCCTGGGGGAGGAACAGCCCTTCTGTGGGCTTCTAGGGGTCTTCAAGTTGAAGTTAACACCGATGATCAAAGACTGGGTGTTGAGATTGTGCGTAAAGCAATTGAAGGGCCAATTCGACAAATGGCGATGAATGCTGACACTTCACCAGATCTTGTTGTGAATTCTGTAGAGCAAGAAGAGTTTGGATATGGCTGGGACTTTGCAAACAATTGCTTAACCAATCTAATGACTGATGGGATTATTGATCCAGTTAAAGTTACACGCTGCGCTCTCCAAAATGCCGCTTCTGTGGCTGGCGCATTAATTACATCAAATCACGCGATCATCCAGACGTAAAGGGGTGCAGCGAACTACTTAGTGTTGAGGAGGAACTCTTATGCCTTTGACCACTGATGACACCTCTGTATTGATACAGTTGAACGGGAAGATTGAGACAATGATGCACGGTATTAATTCTGTTAAAGACAAGCAGGATGAAATGGCTGATGATATTGTTAAGATTAAAGAAGCTGTTTACAATCCCGACGAAGGGTTATACGCTCGTTTACGCGAGTTGGAAGCGTGGAAGAAGAGTTCCGCTAAACTTATTTGGATCATTATCACAGCGATGGTTGGCTTGTCAACCGCCAGCCTTTGGTCTATGTTAACTGCCCCATAAAAAAATACTTGACAACTAATTTCGTGTGATTACATTATTATATGTAAGCAATTTCATATAAGGAGGATAGTAATATGAGTACACTTACCGTTTATCGAAACCCAAGGAGGAGAACCACAGGCAATTGGTTAGATTCTTTTTTTAATGATACAACTTTTCCTAGATTAGGTTTCACTGATTTCTTCACAAACGAAGGATATCCAAACACAAAGGTAGTTGAACTGGATAATCATTATGATGTCACAGTCATAGCTCCAGGTTTGGATAAAAAAGATTTTAATGTTTCTCTTGAAGGGAGGACGCTGACCGTTTCTTATGAAGCCAAAGCGGAGGATACTGGAACAATGAATTATTCATCGTTTAATAAATCGTGGACCGTTCCAGAAGGAACGACTGAAAAAAGCATCCACGCACATTATAAGTCTGGTATTCTTACATTAAACATTCAGAAAAGCGAACCCACCAAACCCAGCGCCAAATCCATTCCTGTTAAATAAGCATCGCTTTCTGTTCTCCTGAAAGGCCAGCATTTGCTGGCCTTTCTGCTTTAAACAACTATTTATTATAATGAAAATTATCATTGGACAAAAAAAGATGTTACAAGAGCAGAGTAATAGAGGGGATACCCATATCTTTCAAATTACTTGTGATATTAAATTAAAAAAAGATGCTGACCGAGAGTTGTTGAAAACAGACATTCGAGCTACTACTGGAATCACAACTGTCACGACCGTGCCAGGAACAGAGAAAACAACAGATTTATTTGTTTATCAATCTTTAAAGATAAAATTTCAACCATATGATTTATCACCAAGTGAATTTGTTAGGAACTTAAGCCAACGTTTTAGAAAGTTAAATAAAAGAGGGCTGGCATCTTTTCGCTTTGGTCAAAAAACTCTAACAAAAGTGAAGGTGTAAATGTGTGTTTAATTTGTACAGAATATCAAAAAGGAAAACTTACGGTTAACGAGGCTTGGAACAACTTGCGCGAGATGCAGGAAGTACTTGAACCAGAACATATTGATGTTGTGTTGGCTATGTTGTTTTTCGGTGATGCATATGAGGACGTGGCAGTCATTGACTATGGCTCAATGATTGAGGAAGATAATTGAAAATTATCATTAAAAGAAAGGTCAAAGAGCAAATCAGTCCTTACCAGAGGAAAGTTAAAGCCAAACATAAAAAGATGAAGTTTAGGCTTATTGGCAAGGGCAAAGGCGCACACACTGCTAGTTCTTATAAAGAAAAACCATCTTACGAAAGGTCTAAATCTGCACCCCCTGCAGGTTAATAATTTAACAATTAAAACATCATTTGCTATAATGCTCTTGCTTTAACAAAGGAGGGAACATTATGTTGAAAGCAGCTTTATCTCATTTTGTTGCGGAACGTGACAGGCTTGTGGCTAATCTTAACAACTTGCTACAAAACACAGTTGGCGTTGGCGAGCACGTTGACGTGGTTGGAGAGGTGATTGATATGGTTGAGCGACTAGACAAGGCCAATAGTTGTGTCTCGCTTCTAACCAATATGCAAACCCAACCCACTGAAGAAGACAAAAATGAATAATATTTTTCATCGCCTTTCGCCAAGGGAATTAGAAGACGCGGTTATTGAGTATTTGGCAACGAACAAACAACGCCACGATCTTGTAACTTTGATGATTAACAATGTTTGTTCATTCTCCTTTTCAAAAGAAGGAGACTTGCTTTGTAAAACAAACCAACAACCAGAAAGTTTGGAGGAATAATGATTGCTGATGTCGTAGTGGATCTACAATATGGTGACTGCGGAAAAGGCAAAGTCACACATCATTTGTTGAAGTCTGGAGATTATACTCACTGCATCCGTTACAATGGCGGGTGTAACGCGGGTCATACAATTTTTCATCAAGGAAGGGAATTTGTTACACATCATATTCCTGCTGGTGTGTTCTTTGGTGTTAAGTCTATCATTGGTCCAGGTTGTGTGGTTAACTTGGAACAGTTTTTCAATGAGATCTATGATCTACAAGAAGCAGGCATTGAAACCACGGGGATGATATTTATCGCTTCCAATGCTCACATCATCACAACAGATCATCTAGAAGAAGATGGCAAAGATACAAAGATTGGGACAACCAAGAGAGGGAACGGACCAGCGTACAGGGATAAGTATGGTCGCAATGGTATGCGAGCTTGCGACATTCCAGATCTAGAAAGGTATGTTATCGATGTTTATGATGAACTACACAATAAATCCGAAAGTCCAGTCATTCTTTTCGAGGGAGCACAAGGTTTTGGTTTGGATATTGACTGGGGTGATTATCCTTACGTCACATCCTCGCACTGCACTGTCGGTAGTGCGATCCTCAATGGAGTGCCACCCCAAGTTATTAGAAAGATTTACGGGGTTGCGAAAGGCTATGAGACCTATGTAGGTACAAAAAACTTTGAACCTCAAGACGAGACTGAGATCTTTTCAAAGCTTCGAGAGGTTGGAAAGGAGTATGGAGCCACGACTGGAAGACCCAGGCAGTGTAACTGGATGGACCTGCAGTTGTTAAAAAAGGCTATGCGTATCAATGGAGTGACGCACCTTATTATGAACAAGATGGATGTCTTGAAGGAGACCAAAACTTGGAAAATGAGAGATAAATCGACACTTTATAGTTATCTCTCAGATAGTGCATTTTGTGAGCGAATTAAAAAGGAAGCTCGTCTGTGTGGTGTTGAAAGCATAAGCTTCTCATATTCTCCTGAATATATTTAACGATTTTACTCATAGTGCCCCCTAGTTACAAATACTAGGAGGGTCTATGGGTGGACAAATTAAAACACATATTATTTACATTATTTCTTATCTTTGTCATATCTGGGTGCGCTAAACCGGAGTTTTGGAGCGCCCCACCCCCAGAATCACCAACAACACAAAACGAACAAGCAGACTTTGCAGAGAACATTATGTTATCTCTTATATCTGTCCGTCGCGATATAGGCACTGGAATAATCGGCTCCGGTGTTCTTTTGGAGATTGATGGTTTACCATATATGATGACCGCATTGCACGTGGTTGATCATATGGTCGCAGCGGATCGTAGATTTAAGCAGTCGGCTTGTCGCATCAACACATACACTTTAGAAGAGGATTGTGTTGATATTCTTATTGGCCCGTTTTGGACAGAGCGAGTTCGTCTCGACCCGCCAAACGATGGGGCACTTCTGCCTTTAGATCGTTTCCCAGATGGTGCCCAGCCAGCCGAGTTGGTTACTCCTGGCCATAATTTTAGAGTTGGAGAAGAGTTGTGGATTTTTGGAAACCCAACAGGGACACCCAATATTGTCACCAGGGGTGTGGTGTCAGGTCGTGTTGGGGCCTCTCGGCACTTCTCTGGTGCAGTTTTTACAGATTCAGACGTGTGGTTTGGTACGTCAGGTGGTGGTGTGTTCCTTTCTACCGGTGAATACGTTGGTTATGTCCGCGCTATGATCGGCTCAAGAACGCCTTCTGGCCGAGAAATTGCTGAAGGATTGAACATCTTTAGTCCGCTTCCTAAAGGTTGGGGATTAGATAGGCGAACCCTCACGTTCCCAAGTCCTATGTGTATGCAGGGTACTTGTGAATAAAGAAGGAATTATGGTCAAGATTATTCGATGGGGCCTGGGGTTCCACGGAGTGGTTCATATCGCAGAGGTAGTCGCCAATGTATTTGAGGGAGCCTGGATCAGCGCAGTCTTAAGCCTTTTGTCAGGTGGGTTGATGTTGGCTGGAGCGTTGATACACCGCAGATCATAAAAATTAAATAATAATTATGGGCACTTGTAAGATGTGTGCCTAGTTAGTACTAAACATTTTCCAAGGGAGGAACTTAAATGTCTTCATTAATTAACAACATTCTAACAAACTCTATAAAGTTCGCCAACGAACTATATGATGTATTTCATATAGAATACATAGAGCCAACCAATGTCTTTGATGCGTATATTGTGTTTGCGTCAGTGCTCTAGACTAACTCTTACATAAACAACTAGGGGGGGTGTGTTGTAAAGTATCTTAGTCGTGCAGTAAATGCTGTTTATTGGGCAGTAATCCTAGCTTCTCGCTTATGTTGTGAATGTCACCAACAACACTAATGTGATAAGAAGTTTGGCCTTGGTTTAATTGTAATTTGGTAAATAATTGCCTTTTGTCTAAATTCTCTGGTAGGTACCCCTCGTGTAATTTACTTTGCATAGAGTTATCCGCGTACATACACACAACGTGAGAGGGGTTTACATATACTTCTCTTAATTCATATCCAATTTTTTGCTTCCCAAAGCTATGCCCCTTATATACTTCAACTAGTTTTACCATTTTAACCTCCTGCTGGAAAAATGTGATTTACATCGACGCTCCACACCTCACCATCATATAAAATATCACACAAACTGTCAACTTTAAAGTTGCTATTTATGTTGACAAATGGAGTAGTGTGTGGTCTTTCTGTTATTATGGTTCTCTTAACAAATGGGATTTCACCCCATCGTTTGCTCTTCTCATATTTGAATAGAGTAACGTCGGAGGGTAAATAAATTAAATCTCCTTTATTAAGGTTTTTCAGTTCTTTTTTGTTCATTTTGTGGTTCCTCTGGTATAGTTGGCACAGGCATCTGTGGTTCTCTTAGTTGAACCAGTGCCTTTTCATATCCGTGTAATATTTCTGAGCAATCGTGCAATGTATAGTCGATGTCTGCCATTTGTCTTCGTATCTTATCAATTTGACTTAATTGTTCATCAATGGAAACATTGCTTTCGGCCATTGAGATGAGGTATTTCAACCCTGCTTGAACACCAACAGATGATTCAGCTGCTCGAACCAGAAAATCTCGTACCTTTCCTGGGATTTCATCTAACTCAACTGAATAACTTATATTTACTTTCATATTATTCTCCTACTGAATTTATCTCTTTTTCATCAACCGTAATCGTTGTAAGTTCACCTTGTGGCAACACACGATAAACAAAACCACAAGATAAAAGCTCACTTTTGTCAGGGTTCCACTTATCTTTGCGGTCTACGCCAATGACAGCCCCTAGTTTGCCTCTAAAGTTTTTAGTTGCACTCACCTTGTTTATGCGAATAAGGCTACCAGCAGGATAAAGAGGTGTAGCCTCGCCTGGGTTAAGGAAGTTTCGTGCCTCTTTACACTCACAAATCTGTTTATATTCGTCTCTTGTTGGCACAAAGTCTGGATTATTTAGAATCTTTGCGGCTAGGACGCTATGTTTGGGTGGATTACTCACCCAATATTGAGCACAACTCATTGCGATTCTTCGCCTTCTGTTATTGTAGGTATTCAACCAGTCACTCTCGAAATACTTATGATAAATATTATTAATTACTTTTTCTTGAGGAGGGTTGAGTTCATCCTTATTTTGGATGTGCTCTAAGAACGCTTTCTCTACTGGCTGTAACTCTTCTTTAATACGGATAAGTCTATAAACTTTTTTATGCATAGGAGAATTGTAGCACGGGACAGGAAACCTGTCAATTGAAATAAAGAAAGTTCTTTGTTAAGTATTCTTTTGTTTTTGTGATATAAGATTGTGGCATAACCCAAATCAATCCCGAATCGAGAAGGTATTGAAAAAAAGATATCTCTTCTGTTGCAGACATCTTTTTCTGTTCATAGTCCTGAATCATTCCCATTATATCTTTGTGCTTTTGTAAGAAATATAAGTTTTCAGCGAGTTCCACGTCTTGTTCGGAACTTATGCTTCCAGAGATTGTTATCATATTCCTTGGTCCGGTGACAGGTACAACCATCTATCGATGTTAATGCAGTTTAAGATTGCTTGTTTATCGTAGGCCACTGAGCTTCTCATCCCATTTACCCAACTGATAATATATTTTTTATCTTTTTTGTCGTAGTTTGACACAACCCCAAAGACACCATCCGGTGTTTTGAGTAGACTACCTACACGTATTTCGGTTACTGTTGCCATCTATAGTTAACTAGTCCTTTGTGAACCTATTACTTCAATAAACCCGGCAATAATCCATTTGTTTAAGTTAACTAAAAGTATTTCTTCCTGATAGGAACTGTTACCTGATTGATCAGTCCAATGAACGGATACATAATGTTTGTTAGTGTTATACACAACTCCTATTAGTTTTCCAGTCTCGTTTTCGGATTTAATTAATGTACCTGGTTTCATTCTTTCACAAAGTTACAATAAAATCCTGATCACTGGCGACTTTCAATTGCTTCGGGAAGGCCAAATATCTTACTTTCAATTTAACCCCGCAACTTGGCAGAAGATTTACCCACTTCTCCACGGATTTTTGAAAAGCGGCCCTCTTAGTATCTAGATTAGCCTTTTCGACCGGTGGCTTATATATTCTTGCCACCACATCAACATAGTTTATATTGTTTTGCTTGAGAATTTCACAGTAATTAGATTCTCTGTCGTGCCATTTTTCCACAATGCCGAACATCTTTTCGTTTAAGTGCCTCCCATTGTCATCTGACATAATGATCATTGCGTTTCGTTTTGGATCAAAATGTTCAGTTGAACCATATCTTTTTCCATTGGACTTGATCCCTGGGTTGTATCCAATTCTCCCCAGATGGGCACTTTGTTCTGAGAAATCCATATCGATCAGTTTATGTTTGGTTTTCCCTCGAAGGCACCTGTTGTAAATTTTTGTTCGTGTACCCTTGTGGGGGAAATAGTGTGGGCCAAATACACGATCCATCAAGTCATCAAAATCAAACCCATTCTTATCCTCTCTTGGTGGCAATTTGCCACTAGGGTTGTTACCGTCTTGAGTTTTATTCAGATCCATAGATCCCTGTATTACAAGCGCGGCATCTTCGATGCTATAACCTCTATGCTCTGGGGCTGGATTAGCTTTGACGCCTTGTAGGATGTCAATGTCACTTGACACCGACCCCCCAGTCAAATTGTAATTCTTAGTGACCACAATACAGGGTACAAGTTTACCCAACATATCCATAGAGTAAGAACGATGATGTCCAGTCACCAGCTTATACTTATTGGGTGTTGTTGATTCTATCACGATAGGCGGATTTCTCAGCCCAAATTTTTCAATCGACGGTGCAATTTCCTCTCTACATCTTTTCTTGTTGACGATTTCAGTGGCTACCTGATTCTCTTCGATGTCGGTATAGGGGACTTCTACAAAATCTTGGATATACCTCCTAATATCGCCAGTACTCATAGCACCAGGGAATTCATCATAGGGGTTCAAATACCCTTTTTGTAGAATTTTGTTGAGAACTTGCTTGTCCTTTTTTTCAAGAGTGTTAAAAATACTATTCATTGGTTGTTGTTGTGACATTTTTCCTCCTTTTATATGCGCCCGGTAGGACTTGAACCTACGACCACCTGATTATGAGTCAGACGCTCTAACCAACTGAGCTACAGGCGCTGTTTATCATAGTTGTCTGTTCCTCCAATCTCCGCTTTCAATAACTGGTAACTCCTGATGATATAGCGGGTGATCGCTTATCACGTAACCCTCTACACTGTCCTC